CATTGGGCCAACGGGCGGCATGTTCGGTTGAACCGGGGAATAAACCGTTTGTGGTTTGACTCGCGCTGGTTTGCCAAACATGTATCTACCGTCATCTGCCTTGTGATAGGGCATCCGGTACATACGGTTAGTGCCATCCACCATTTTGCGGAGAAACACCACCATGTTCTCGGTGGCCTCAACAATTTTGATTGGCACCCTTGTTCGTGAGTGAATTTCTTGGGCCAGTTCCATGCGGGCGCCCATGTCAATAGGACCAGCTTCGCCGCGAGCCCAAATGTCTCTACTGGCGTCGTGGGAATCGCTATCTGGTTTTTTGGGCATTGGAATAATGATCATTTGCATGGGGACTCGTCCCATCATCTGACCCTTTTCGAAAATGAAAGCTTCCTCTTCTTCGACCTGAATATCTGGTTCTGAAGCAATATGGTTTTTTGTGCCACATTCACAACCATTAGTTCCGCAGGCACCGTATTCTCCGTCCTTGACAGAGATCGTGCCGGTTAGCTGGTTGGCGCCGTGGAGAACAGGACTTACCTCATAGAGTTCTACCTCTTTGAGCAGGTTGGCCTGTTTGACTGGGTCAAAGGTGGCCTGAAGGGTCTTATAACCGATTGACCATTCCTGCTCTTCTCCGAAGAAGGCGACGTTAGCGAATGCTTCCCGTCCTTTTTCTGCAGCCAAATTGAACTGGACTTTCGCAAACAAGCCGCCGACTCCGGCACTTTTCATTTTCTCCGGGAGTCGTGGGTCTGAGTTGGAGACTTCGTAGATCTCTAAAACTTTTCCAATAGGGTCGTTCCAGCTGTGCCCCCAGACCACTCTGGGTTTTCTTCTTTTTAGACTCTCAGTGAAGGCGCCGGGGAGAACGATGTCGCCGACACTGTCTTTGTTGCCTATACCGGAAACAAAACATTCGACAATCCCTTTGGCACTGTCAACACTGATCTGAGCACCGTTTCGGGCTTTAAATTGAATGTCATCAAGCAGTTCGTTTGGCATATTGAAACCTCCGTCAATACATAATAAGGGACAGAAAGCTTCTACCGTGTAAGTAATAATTGCAAGCGCTGTAGTTTCCGTAAACTATTTTACGGAAATCAGCTGATTGGGAAAACCCAAGCTCTTCGAGCTTCATCCTCAGCCAAAGTCGCTGGTGCTTTTGCGAGAAGGCTGGCAAATACGCTGACCAACTCACCCTTAACTGCCGCATGACGGCGATCCTCGTCCTGTAACGCCATACAGGTGGTAATCTTTTCGTTGATAATCCGCTCTGTATCTAAATTAATTGACTTAATGCGATCCATTTGAGCATTCAGTTGAACTTGAACATCTTCTCCCGAAGGGGGTTCATACTGATCGGATTCATGGGACTGTTTTTCTTGAGAATCTTTAATAATTGAATTCAAAACGGGTCGGATGTCTTCATCCATCTGCCGATCCCATGTACCCATAGTCATAATGTTCTTGGTGTCTAATGTGCCTCCGGTTAGAAGCGTGCGTGCTTTCCGTCCAGCAACCTTTTCTAAAATAACCCGTTGCTGTCTTTCGAACAGACGTTCGAAGCTGCGGTCGAGAATGCCTGCCCAACGTTCATAGTCCACACCCAGATCGTCCCCCTTCGTCTCAATGTCGAATGGTTCACCTGAGAGCTGCCCCATATCGGGAGTTGCGGCAGGTGGCCCAGCAGCCGGTGGACTTTCTTGTTCTTGAGCCAAAGAGCCTTGCATGGTATTTGGGTCAAGGGGTTGTTCGCCCGGTTGCGGACCTTCCGCTCCCGGTGTTGGCATCCCGGGCTGAGGTGGCATCATGCCCGGTTGTCCGCCCATCATTGCGTTGGGCTGCTCCATTTCCTTCTCAGTGTTTGCGACAGGCGTCAAATTCGGGTTCATAAGTAATGAATCAGCGAGATCGGATTTAACCGTCTCTTTGCCCGTCATGTCACGATATTCGTTGATGCTTATCAACCCGTTTTGAAGTTCATCCATCAAGTACCGGTCGCGTTCTTGTTTGTAAATAATCAGGTTGGGTACCGTTGAAGTGTCGAAGTCGATGTAATGAATTGGGTCAATTTCGTCCAAAGCACGAGCTATAGGTTCGAGATGAGGGAGCATTGTTTCCATCCAGAAAACACGAATTTCTTCTCCCGCATTACTGAATGTTCTACCTGAAGCGTTGCCTATAACGGTTTCGGGGACCCCAAAGGCAGCGAAGATTTCTTCCTTTGTGATTGTTCGCATTTGGATGTATGCAGCATCACGAGGACTGGATGACGTATCAACAAAGTCGACTCCATCGTCGGCAGCTACCACCGTGGTCGATCCGACTCGTCCTAAGTTTCCACGGAATCGGCTTCTGAGTTCGTTCTTGTCGTCTTCGTCGATTTCTCCACGGAGAACCAAAAGGCCACCGGGCCGACCATCGTTAAGAAGGAAATTACGGTTGTACAGCTTCGCGAGATTTTCGATTTCTATAGCAACGCCCGCAGACTCCATTGGGGTCATCGACAGGTAGGGGTCTAGGGGGTGTGGTCTCCGAACCCAAACAACATCTTCTGGTTTAAGACGTACTTTCTTTCCGTCGGGCATGGCGACTTCATAACCAGCCACAAATGTTTTTGGATGAGGTATTGGTGCGGTGTGTTGAGGGGGAAGCAGATTCAGCCCGATAATTCTTCCGTCTCTAGAACGCACTTTCTCGATAAAGGCACCACGGCTGCTCATCAGCAGTTGGGCTGAAAGTCGGTATCTGAATATAAATGAATTTTCACCAATATTAGATTTAGTATTCAATACATCCAGTATTGTGCTTTCCTTCAGAACGGAAGAGCTTGTAACTAGTTTTCCATTTGGTGAATTATCCTCACGAAGAACAACTGGGAGGCGTGCTTGGTTACCTGAGATCACATCCACACAGCGGGCTACCCATGTGACCTTCTGCATACCTTCTCGGTACGCTCGCTCAATGTCCCACGAATCAAAATAAGGTTGCCCAGCAAGTGTTGGATTTGTGGCTATGGGCGCGCCAGGTCCAACAGCGTATTTACGCTGTTCTGACCCGTCTATAAGTTTGTTATTAGTAGAGTTCCAAGCCATCGTTACTCAAGACCCAGTAGAAATCCGAATATGCCACAAGCTAGACCCCCAACAATAAGGCCCAGCGGAGGGTAAACCATCGCTGCACCGCCGCCTGTAAGTATTACAAATGATACCATTAGAGCGTTTGCTATTACTCCTCGCTCCTGCAGGCTTTCTAGTTTCGTCCAAATGTTCATGTGCCTTCTTACAATAGTCAAGGATAGGCTGTACTTTGTCGCCTATTCTAGAATAGGTCAAGACTGCGAGGTGATTGTGTGACTACGGATTGGAATAAGGTACTCAATTATCTAGAGCCACGCGAATCACCATACTGCCCAGAGGACGCATCTCTCACCCAAAAAGTTTTCTTACGCACTTATTCGTTGGAAGCTCTCTTCGGTGGCGCTGCGGGTGGCGGAAAAAGTTCAGCCCTCTTAATGGCAGCACTTCAATATGTTGATGTACCCAACTACTCGGCCATTCTATTCCGTCGCACTTACGCCGACCTTGCCCTGCCGGGAGCGATCATGGATCGTTTCCAAGCTTGGACAGGGCCGGAAGAAACAATCCGTTGGAACGCCAATACCTACACGGCGACCTTCCCCTCTGGCGCGCGCATCACCTTTGGCTACCTAAACAACAGCCAGGATTATTTGCGGTATAAAGGCGCGGAATTTCAGTTCATCGGGATGGATGAAGTCACAGAAATCCGGGAAGCCGACTACCGCTACCTGTTCTCTCGCTTGCGTCGTCCGGCGTCAGGTCCATTATCAAAAGTCCCCCTACGGATGAGGTGTGCCTCGAACCCCGCGCCCAACTGGGTGAGACAGCGCTTCATTATTGAGGGCCAGAATGAGGGACGAGTTTTCGTCCCTAGTTTTTTGGATGACAACCCGGGCATCGACGCTGACTCATATCGACAATCGTTGCAAGCCTTGGACCCCGTAGAACGCAAGCGACTCGAAGAAGGCGATTGGTGGTCTACCACTTTGGGTTCTCTGTTTGATAGGGAATCAGTTGTCCTGTTGGATCAGAACGAAATCCCAGAGTTGACTTCAATGGCAAAGGCTGTGCGATTCTGGGACTTGGCTGCTACCGAACCGTCCTCATCCAACCCTGATCCTGACTGGACTGTCGGAACTCTGATGATGTTTGACCAAGGAATTGCTTACATTATTGATGTGAAGCGCGCAAGGGTCAAAGGGGAAAAAGTGGAGCAGATGATCGCTCAAACCGCTTACGAAGATGGGCATGGAGTTCCAATCAGGATGGAACAAGAACCGGGCTCCTCTGGAAAAGCCCTTGTGGATCAGTACGCTCGCTACATCGTACCCGGCTACGATTTCATTGGCCTGCGCGCCACCGGAGACAAGGTTACCCGTGCTCGCCCATTTGCTGCCGCCCTCGCTAACGGCAACGTCAGAGCGGTGCGTGGGGCATGGCTAACCGACTGGCTTGACGAATTGTCCAGTTTCCCCGAAGCCTGCAATCACGACGATCAAGTCGACTCGGCCACGGGAGCTTTCACACACTTAACC